GATTCACGAATGAAGTTAACGTCCTTGTTGAGTAGGTACAAGTACTCGCCAGTCACAGAATCAATAACGGCAATGGAGTAGACCGCCAGAAAATCGCCCGGAGCAGAAAGATACTTGTTGCCATTGGTCGTTGCACCAGTGACGTTTTTTCGTATTGAAGGGAATTGAACCGTGTTGAAAATACGCTGTTCCGCCTGCTGCACAAAACGAGCGATTTGTTCGGCAGACGTAAGCCCACCTGCCCCCACTGCTTGGGGGAAGTCGTTTTCGCAGTACGCCTTAACGGCGGCGGTCAGTTCAGCGTAGTTCATGCAAGTTTCTTGCTGGAGTGGGTACCCTTAGTCGCAGCACCAGTGCCACGAGTCTTTACAGTCTGCGTGTTCGGCACATTGTTAGGGTATCCGTTGTTGTTCGGAACAATCGGAATTTGTTTAACTGGCTTGTCCATCATTGACCCCTTCCACCGGATTTGTAGGTAAACGAAGATTTTTTCTGGTTAGCGACTTTAGCCAAACCACGACCCATAGTCTTCATTTGCATGTTGGTCTTACCACCCTTAGCCAACTTGGTCAGCGGCTTACCGGGATGCTTCTCTTTTTCATGTTTATGGACGGCTTTTTTCACCGTTGCTTTGTCCATTTTTACGTCTTCATGTTTCATGGTCCACTCCTATGTTGTTGCGACTGTTACAGTACCCAGTGTAATGCCTAACACCAGATTGTTGGGTGTTAATCCAGCGTCATTCTCTCTACTACCACCAACGGGTGCCCAACCCCACTGTACGATTCGGCTACCACCAGACGGATCACCAGAACCAAGCGGCCCACCACCTGAATCAATCTGCAATCCAGTCAAACCTGCTTGGATGTACGAGTTATCGCGGCGCGGATTACGCAACGCCTGCGGATCATTAACCGGGTACATACCAAGTTGCAACTGAGGTTGGTCGGGTTCCCAGCATGTGGGGCAAACCAAAATGTTGGTGTTCTTCGTCTTGATGACGATTTCTCGCAACTCTTTCAGTTTGTATTGAAACCCGCAGCGATCACACTCTGCAATCGCTTTTTTACCGGAAGCAAACTTAGTAGGCATGCTTCACCTCAATAGAACATAGTTCGTGGCGCAATCCGCAAAGATGCTTTTTCGCGGTCTTCGCTTGACGCCAACGCCCACTGTTCCTCATACGCAGCCTTAAGCATTTCAAGCCGAGGCAGGGCATCAGGGAGTTTCATTGCAAGGTAGTACGCCAGCCCAGCCACAAGGCAGGGCAGCATACGGAAAGGAATGTCCTGCGTGTTTATACCGTTGCCAGCATCTTGAATGCGGCGCAACCGCCAATACACGAAGGTGTAGAAGTTGTTCTGGTCAGGGCAGGGCCAAACGTTGATATTAGGCGGATTGATGCCCGTCGTAGTGTTCGTCGTGTTGGGCTGGTTGCCGTTGATCGGGTACTGTGCACCGGACTGCCGGTTGATCCAAACCTGAATCGGACGACCCTGAGCATTCTTGTTCGGGATTGTAGAGTAGGTATCTACGCTAATACGGCTGATGTTGATGTCCGTTTGTCCTATGCCTGTTTGCGTACGGATAACGTGGTCTAACAGGTCAATGGTATCGACGGGCAGAGAGTACGTAATCGTCCCCTGCGTCATAGCAATCTGACCCTGCTCAATCGTCCACAGGTTGATGCCGCGATTTGCCCACTCAATCGTCAATAGGTTCAACGAACGGCGAGCCGTGCGCATGTCATAGCCCGAACGCAGTTCCAACCCGCAACGCTCGAACGCCTCTTCCACAAGCGTGTTGAGGTCAAGATTGAATGAGTTGGTACCGGACGTTGTCATTTCATCTTCCTATGCGGAGCAACTTTTTTAGCAATACGCTTAGGTTGCGCCACAAACTGTTTGCCTGCGGCTTTTCCTGCACGCTTGGCTCGGGTTGTAGCGGCGTACTCAGAGGGGCTAAGGGCGCTGATTGCTCTTTTGGGGAGGTAACGTTCGCCCGTCGCGTCTGCGCCTTGCGTCGAGGGCTTACCGCTTTTGGTTCGCCACTCTTGCTTGGTCCACGCTTTGAGGCTTTTTTGGCTTTTTGCGAGTCCACTCACTTGTACCCCCCGCCAGCCTTTTTGTACTTCGTAGCCAGCATTTGTGCTTTTCTCGCACTCCACTGCCCCGGAGCACCCCCTTTACCACCTGCCTTGATCTGCTCAAAGAGTTGCTTGCGTTTGCCGGGTTTTGTGTAGTTGCCCGCCTCGTTGACACGAGACTCAACCTTGCCGCCTTCGGCGTACATGGTGACCTCGTTCGGATCATCCTTGCGGGTGATCTTTTTGGCTTTTGGCATCTTAGAGGGGCGTACTGCCCCCATGCCCCGGCTCGGCATCATGTTAGGACTTCCCGCCCTTAGCCATCTTCACTTCCATGCCACGAGTCTTGCCTTTCATAGCAATACCGTCGGCACGCTTTGATGCGCTTCCCATTGCTGGTTTGCCAGTTGGAACTTTACCCATGCTTGAAGCCATTTTGGACTTTGCCATACCACCGCCAGCCATCATTTTGGCTTTGGCCTTGGTTGCACCGCCTTTAGCCATTGCGCCTTTGCCGTCCGCCGCAAACGTTGGGACTTTCTTGCCATCTTTCATGGTCATGGGCATGCCACCAGCCGCATAGCCTTTTTTCATCATGCCGCCACCAGCAGCCATTTTTGCTTTCATCATTTTCACTACTCCTTGTACAAGTTGTTGAAGGTTACCTCCGGGTCCATGTACGAATCGTCTTGCTCCGCACAATGAATCCATTGGCTGGGTCTAAAATCGGGCGCTCCTTCTCCAGTTACCCAGTAGGCTGGGCTGGTAACTCGCACTCGATTGTTAGGTAACGCCACTATATTCCCTGTCCATTTTCCTGCATCTGTCAACATCAACACATGACTTTGTTTATGCTGCGATGGGTCTTCTGCAACCTCACTCTCAGCATAATCTACTGTGAACAAATACCGCCCCGTGTGAAACTCATTGTTAATTTTGCACAGCCAAGGGGACGGCTGCGCTCTTTGAAACTTAACAATACCGTGGTTGTACGAACTACAGTCCCAAGGCTGCGCCAAATGGGTTTGCATACGTTCAGGCCATTGCTCAAGCGGTATGTCCCCAACCAAAGCGGTAATCGGCATCCTTGCCCACATCGCACCGCCATGAACGTTGGGTTGACTCCCATCGTCTGCTTCACACCCCGTAAAAATGACTTGGAAACTAAGGCACCGATCAGGAATAGTCGTGACAGCCACTGCCAGCGCATGCACATACTCCCCATGATAATTCTGGTGCCCATTAGTGAACTCTTTCCTCACCCAGCATTTAAAATACGGAATGTTGCTCGTCAAGTACATCAACACATCTTTCCACGGGTCTTACCTCGTTGGGCTATGCCGTCAGCACGTTTAGAAGCGGAACCGCCAGACGCCATCGTCTTAACTTTGCCACCCTTCTTCATGCCGGGTTTTGCAGTAGCCTTGGCAACACTAGGAGCCGTCTTCATTGCAGCCTGAGCGGCCTCCTTCTCCCGCTGCTTGTCACGGTACTGGTCTTTGTACATCAGACCGGGAAGGATGCCGAGGCCAAAACCAGCGTTTTCTTTGCCAGCAATTTTGCCCATCAGCGCAGGAGCCGCACCAAGCAGCCCACCCATAAGTGCTTTATCGCCCATAGTTACACCATCTTTCCGCGAGTTTTGCCGCGAATGGCACAACCGTCAGCGCGTTTAGAAGCGGAGCCGCCAGCAGCCATCTTCTTGACCTTACCGCCCTTCTTCATGCCCTCAAGCGCCTCGTAGTTACGGGCAGACTCAGGCACAGATTCGCGCAGGCGTTTGGCTTCGCGTTGTTCGTCGCGGGCTGATTTAGCCATCGTGGTGGAAATCTTGGACAGGAAGTCCTTCTCACCTTCGATGCCACGTTGCATCATCTCGCGAGACTTGTTTAGTTTTGCCTTTTCTTTGTCCGTAGGCTTACGGTATTTCATGCGGTTCTCGTCAGACATACTCAAACCCTCTTTTCTTTACGTAGATCGTCGATCTTCGCTTCAAGTCGAGAGATTCCCGCATCAAAGCGTTCCATAATTTTCTCCATATCACGGTGCACTTCCGCACGAGTGATATGGTCACGAGCAACTTCCTCTCGGGTCTTGTTGAGCAAGATACCGAGACGGTCCAATTCATCAAACTTACCTTTGAGTAGAAAGGCCATGATGCCAACAATCGAGGTAAGTATGATGTTCCATATCATCATCTCCATCAAACTTCTCCACCTTTACTCCACTTAACGCGATCAGCCCAATAGGCTGCTGACGTTTTACCCTTTGCAATGTTTTTACCGTGACGGGCTTTGAAACTAGCCCGCTTGGCTTTCATGCGTGCAGACTCCCCCGCCTTTGGTTTACCCGCCGTACCTGACACGGTGCCGACCTTTTTGCCTTGTTGCCCAAAGCGAATGATCTTTTCCTTGCCCCCTTCGCACGCCTTAACAATGTGCGATTTTTTAGGGTGAGACGGGGTGGCACGCGGTTTATTGCATGCCATTGTCTTCTTAGATACGGGTTTGGTAGCCACGTCGATCACCCATAAATCAGAGTAAGCGAAGTGGTGTCGGTCACAGTGCCGTGCAGAGCGTTGTCTGCAAGGATGCCTTCACCGGGAAGAGGGATGATGGTATATCCAGCCGTGCCACTTGCCGCCGTATTAACGGTTACCAAGATTTTGCCGGTTGAACCGTTGCGGATAACTACAGAACCTGCATTTGTACCGTTGACCGCATAGATTGTTTTGATACGGGCACGCCCGATGGCGAACCCGTTCTGGTCTAGGAAGTTGCCTGTCGATGTCAGTGGTTGCGACGCTAGTACGTCATATTGCATAGTAGCCATGATTGGCTCCTATTAAACCGGAGACGCAACAGTAGTACCGTCAGAGGCTCTCCAAACATCGGCAGCAGCCGAACCCGTAGCGGTAAAAATCAGACCGCTTGAGAGAACAACGACCATCTTGCCAGTGTATTTGCCTGTGGTATTGATTGCGTTACCCACGGCTTGAAGGTTAGCAACGGTGTCTGCAACCAAAGCAAAACTACCACCCAGAGTCAAAGAACCCGAAGAAGTAACCGTACCAGTCAGGGTCAGGCCGTTAACGGTGCCAGCACCAGCAACCGAAGTTACCGTACCTGTGCCGCCAGCCGACGACCAAGAAAGAACGCCTGTGCCATCAGTGGTCAGTTGTTGACCGTTAGAACCTGCGCCATTGGGGAAAGTCAGGGTGGTGTCAGCAGACAAGGCTGCTGGGGCTTGGATGGCAAGTAGTTTGCCGGAAGTGGAAGCAACGCTGATAAAGCCATTGTCGGACGCAACTGGTCCGCTGAAAGTCGTGCGACTCATAAGAATCTCCTGTGTTGTAGCACATCCCTCGCATCGTCTCTACAAAGTCTGCTAGGTCAGTCGATACGAGTAAAAATCCTAGACGTATAAAGTGTACTGCATCTAGCAAAAAAGGGAAGAGGTTTTACCCTCCTCCCTTTCTCACTTAGGCACCCGGCGAACCGAACATGCCCAATGGGTCAGACCAGCCGAAGGAATAACGCTCACGAGCCTTGTAACGTACGTTACCAGTATCGAAGTCACCGTCCATCGAGTTAGCCATCGGGGTACGAATGAAATGCTTCATACCGTTAGGCACGTCGGTGCACAGGAACCATGCGTCATTATCTGTCAGATAGTGGTTGACAGAATAACCCTCGGGGATCGAACCGTTGTTCTTCAACGCGTTGATGTCGTTGTCAGCCGTAGACGTGCGGAGTTCAGTCTCCAGAATACGGGTAGCAACGAATTGCAGCGAAGGAGGAACGATCAGTTTGCGAGGCTTCGCAGCGATCAACAGGCCACGTTCGTCAGTCCATGCAGCGATCTGAATAACGGCGGCTTCAAGCGAAGTCTCGTTCAGGTCAGCAGGGGTAGACGGCGTGTTGCTGTTGGTGCCACCAGAAACCAGCGGGTGTGCAGTCGAGAACAGAGGCTGACCATCACCACCGGGGTAGGCGGAGTTGAAGCCGTTGTTCAGGTTAGCAGCAGCCTTGGTCTGCTTGGTGTACGCCATCGCACGAGCCAGAGCCTTGGTGTAGCGGCTAGACAGAGAGTCGTAGAGGTTGTCCTCAATCGCCTCTTCAGTTAGGCTGAAGCCAAGAGCAATGGTTTCGTGGGTGTAGCGAGCCGTAAAGACTTCCTGCGCGTTATCGTAGGCAATCGCACTGCCTTCGTTCTTCACCGGAGCGGCGGAGAAGCCAGACAGTTTGGTTTCCTCTTCAAACGAACGTTCGGAGGTCTCGGTTTCGTAAATCTCCTTGTGCTCTTCACCATAAGTGGCATATTCCATGCCAAAAAGGGCGTTCAAGCCGGGGAGGAGTTCCTTAAGTAGTTGTGCGCGTGAAATAGCCATTTGTCACTCCTTATACGCCGTTCGGGTTGAGATACTGATGTCCACCCGCAACAGTTTGACCAGTGACGCTAGGAGCGTTCCACTTGCAAATCACTTCAGGGAAACCCACGAAAGTCAACGTCACGGTACCAGAAGCGGTAGCGTTAGCAGACAGAGTCAAAGAAGTGCCCGAAATGGCGGAAACCGTAGTGCCAGCAGCGATGCCAGTACCAGAAATTTCCATATATTTCAGGATGTCAGCGTTAGTAGCAGACAGAGTTACTGCGGTACTTCCGCTAGTGGTTGTAGCAGTAGCAGTCGTCACAATCGCAGTATCAGGAACCACATCAACGATGCGGAGCGGCAGAGTGGCAGTAGTCGCAGGAGCGGAGACGCCAGCAGCAGAATCACCAGTGGTGGTACTGCCAGTGTTGTCAACCATTTCAACGTTATTGCCAACGAAAGTGCGGGCCACAGCAGCAATTACAGTGGTGCCAGACACAACCGCTGCTTTGAACAGCGCATCAGGATCATCTTGGACAAAAGCCACGATGTCATTTGCGACAGTGTTAGCAGGGTAGTACTGACGGAACACTTTACCGAACGTAGGATCGGTATAAGAGCAGCCAAGGAACACACCAACAGGGGTCATTGCGGCGTCGGGGGTGTCACGCTCCAGAGTACCCGAAGAAACCAATTTGACAGGGTCACCATAAAAGATAGCCGTGCCATAGTTGGAAGCGATGGGAATCTGACGAGTAGCACCAGCGAACACCTGACCGCCGATCAAATTGATCGGTAGAAGCCCGTAGGGCTTCGAGACGGTAGGATAAGCCATTTTGTTACCTCACAAAAAGTTATTTGCCAGAACCGAATGACGTTTTGGACTTCTTCTCAGCGAAAAGAGGCATCCTCGGGTCATTCTCTCTCATAAAGTTGTTGTCTACAGCGTCCATATTGTCTTTGGTGATCTTAGCGTAGTAGTTGCTACGCTGGTCAACAAATTCAGAAGGCATCTTGCAAAGCAACAACCCGGCGACCTCAATGTTGTCCTTAAAACGACTATTGGGATCGACTAGCAGTGAAAATTTGGGTTGCTCCTCAATTCGGACAGGCTCCCAACCTTCTCGTAGTTTTGACGAGATGTTGCGGGCATCAGCCTTATCGAGCATAGAAACCCTCACCCATCGGTACGCATAACCCGGCTGCTTATCTGGTTGCGGCAGGGTTTCGGGGCGCATCCACTGCTTTGGGCGCTCCGCCGTACTACGGGTGTCTAATTCGCGTGCAAGTCTATTTTCAGCCATGTTAGTTCTCCAAAGTTTTTGCATATTCCCGGGCATACTGCTCGGGGGTTAATCCCA